GGTCAGAACTACGAGCGTGAGTATCAACAGCTTCAGAAGTACCTGAAGATTGAACCACCTTAGTGAAAATCTGAGTGTTCGCAGTTTTCATGGTAGTGGTGTTGTTGCTGGCTGCACCCGCGTCTGCTCCTTCAACTGCGGCATTGGCTCCGACTGCCGCCAACTCACTTTGCTGCCACTGATGTAAAGTTGCACGGGCAGTGCCTGTGCCGATTGAAGAGGTGAAGGGCGTAAGGGTTGGGCTGATATCATATATAATTTCTTCGATATCGGCTTTGAGGCCCACCTGATCGAAAGTTTTTAAAGTGTTAGCTACTACTGGCATGATAAAATTTCCTAAAATTAAGAGTTATTCAAGAGGGCTTGAACAGCGTCTTCCATTCTTCCAGACTTCTTGAGACGTTCACGCGATTTGCGATTATTCTCTTTTTTGCCTAAATCTTTGGGTTCGCCTTTCTTGCCCGACAAAGTTTTTTTGGCTGACGCTTTAACTTTCTTTTGCGTCTTCACCTTTGCCTGATCAAACTGCATAGCCTTATACAATGCCGTAATCATCCGGTGATCGTGAACGTCATTAAACTCTTCACTGGTAACACCTAACGATTGTGTTGCGTACTCACCTATTGAGTAATACAAATCGTTGTTCCAATTCGGGATTGTAGATTTAAGAACAGTCAAACTCTCTTTTGCGTTTTCACGCGACACAGCCTGCTGTTGTTCTTGATTGCGTTTCTGATGCTCGTCAGCTTGTGACTTGATAAAGTTATAAGTCTGCTGGGTCTGCTCAAAAACAGCCTTGGCTTGCTTGTATTGTGCAGGATTTTCTACAGCGGCCTGTTCCCAGTTCACGTTGTCAAAACGTGATAGGTCAGCACCAGATGCAGTAAGAAGTGCGCTGAGTGTGGATTCGTAATTGGCAGTTTGTTCTTCTGCGGCTTTACGCTGTTCGGCAACTACCTGCGTCTTCTTGGTGTAATCAGCTTGTCTCAAATAACCAAGTTTAATCTCTTCAACCGACACGCTTTCGCCATCGATTTCAATATTGCCTTCGGTTATGTATTCAGGCGCGTCTTCAGTTTCATCTTCAGATTCTTCGGTTGGGTCTTCGACCTCCGCAGCTTCTTCTAACTCTTCTTCAACGTCCTGTGACTCGTCGATTACTTCGTCGGTGGCCTCATCGACCACGTCTTGCTCTTCTTTAGGCTTTTCGGGGGTGTCCTGGTCGGATTCCAAAACGGCCATCAGTCGCGCATTAATATCTTCTTTATCGATGGTCGGGGAGTCCGTTGCGGTTTGCTCATCTGACATCAAATTTCTCCAATTATACCCATTTATTCAACAGGCTGTTGTGTCTTCAATTCATAGTTGTTAATAAGGCCAGCAAACTGCTGGACAAACATCTGTCCCGCTTTAAACATCATGTAGAGCCTTTCACGCTCTGCAGCTGCCTCTGGCGGGGTTGCAAGGATTTGATCCATGATATTTGAGTTCATCATTTCAAACGCCCTGTTAAAAACATCGCTATGCAGCATTTCTTTTGAGGCTTCTGCTATCGTAGCCAGTTCGCCTATATCTTCTTCATTCATCGGTTTTAGACTCCACGTCAGTGGTTGGTACTAATTTGATGGTCTTACCCCTCATCCTTCCGTGAGGTCGAGGCATGGCCGTTTCCTTATCTAGTTTTCCATCACGATAAGCCTGGTACTCGTTGAACGCCTGTTTGCGTGTTTTCTTTTTGGCGTACTTTTTGTCGTTAGCCTTTTTGATAAAGGCATCGAACTTACTCGTATCTTCAATCATCATCCAATACTCACGTTGCGTTTCTGCGCGGCTTCAAGAGCCAGTTCGGCCTCGTCAATCTCCATCTGGTGCGTTTGCTTTTCCGTGTCCAGCATTAACTTCGCTTCACCGATCTCATGCTCATGGGTCATGTTCTCCATAGCAATGATCATCTTGTTCTGCTCCTTCATCGCGTCCAGTTCTAACTGACCTTCAAGCACAGCGACCTGACGTGCGGTCATGCCAGCGTTAAACTTCTCAACTTCTGACTGCTTGGCTGCTGCCTCTTCCTGCTGCTGCTGCATTTGCTGCTGCTGCTGTTGGAACTCAGGGCTGTTAGGATTGAAAAGGTACATATCTGAAGACTTAATATTCAACAACTCAAAGGCTCGACTCAGCATCGCGTGACGCTGTGATGCACCATACATTCCTCCAAGGTTTGGGTCTTGTGGGTTCATCGTAAACTGCTGATCTAGGCTCAATAGCATTTGCGCTTCCTGCGCCTGTTCGTCCGGGGTCAGAGCCACGGCCACAGACATCTCTGTGCGATCACCTAAAAACTGAGGATTTACAGGCACAAACTGCCCATCAAGCTGTATGGCTTTCTCGCCTTCGTACTCCACCGCCAGCTTATAAATGTCGTGCATTAGTGGCTTCAAGAAGTTCTCTGCCAGGTTACGCGCCATCACCATTATTCTGCGGTTACTGGCGTTCATAAACTGAGTGATCAAGTCAGAACTGTTCTGCTTACTGACAACAGTGCTGTCCATGCCACGCGCCATACGACTCACGCCGCTCCGCGACTCCTTCTCCACCTCAAGGTTCTCAATCGCTTGGAACACTGTGCCTGATAAGTTCGGCATCGGCAGAGGACGCACAACATTTTCAGGATTCGGGCTATTCACATCGATAACTGCTCCAACGCGGTTGTCCAACAGGTCGCGTGGGTTCTTGACCAGTGAGAGGTTAGCGATAAACCGTGAGGTGTTTGTCATAAATGTGTGATCGACTACGCCGCGCTTCAGGCTCGACTGCGTCTTCTGAATGTCGAACAGAACATCCGCAAGGCTCATACCGTGGAAGCGGTGAGGCAACGGGAACGGTGTGAAGTACCGAAAAGGCTTCTCCGATACAATCTCTTTGTCCAGTAGCACGTTGCGGCTGTGTAGCACTTTCAGATACACGCACTTCTTCAAGTCATCGCGGTACTTCTTGATATACGACTCGTAAATAGTGACGTGCTGCCTATCGTTGTCAGCATCATAGTGATCGTCTTTGCGAAACCCATCAACTGAGTCGCGTCCAAGACCACCGTCTTCAAAAAGATCGTGGTCTTCATTCAACTTCGCAACAATCTCAGGATCGAAGCCTTCGGATAGCAACTCGCCACGGGTGCGGGAGGTGCGGTGTGAGCAGAAGTCGGCATCATTCTCGTCGGTTGCGCGTGGCGACACCAGGAAGTCTTCTGGCGGTATCGTCTCAATGCAGATTTTCGACTTGTCGATCTTCCTCGCTATTTCGCCAGAGTACATGACCTGTGATGACTCGATCATCTGACCCGTCTGCGCGTCCTGCGCCTGCACAGCTTGAGCCTCTTCAGCAATCTCTAAGATAGTCACGTCTGTGTCTTGCATCAGCATATTGAAGCTAGGCTCGTCTAACCCTTCAAATGTTTCCTCTTCATACTCGTAAAGGTTTTTATAGTATCGCTTGACGATGCCCGTCTTAGCGATAAGCGCATCGTGGATCACATCATGCAGAATTTTTGTACCGTTGTTCTCGCGGTAAAAAATGTAGTTAGTCAGTGCCGTTGCCATTTTGGCAGGCATAAAGTCCTCTGCGGTTTGCGGATCGAAGCGGCACACGTTGCGGTCAGCCGTCATACATTCAAGAAGCATCGCCTTAATAGACTCAACTCCGTCAAAGACATCCATGCTCACATGCTGCGATCTGCCAGCGCGTTCATTGCCTAGCGGCTGACCGTAATAATATCGATGACCCTTGTCACGCTGGTGGCCGATCTCGCTCTCAGCGTATGAGTCAGCCGAATCAATGTTATTTTCTAGCGATGCGAGTAACTCGTCATCATTTATATCAGAAACTATATTCATTTTGCTCGTATCCCGAATGTCCGTTAGTCAAATGCTCTCGCTCTACCTGGTTCTGCCCGAACCGCGTCACGCTTATCGCGGCGTACCGCGTTGCGTCCATCAAATCGTCAAATTCTTTATGTATCTTCCCCTTCTTCCGGTGATACCGGCGAAACTCTTCAAACCAAGGCACTAGGTTGCTGAACACCCGGAGCCGCCCTGTCCTGAATCGCTCCAGCATTTCCATCAACCCCGGCTCGACATAGTTTGTCCCGTCAGGGTTCGTAAATTTCCCGATCA